ATAGTAGTATGAGCTGTATTGAATAAAGATACTCCGTCACCAGAGTTGAACGTAGCTACACCTGGTAGACCGTTGTTCAATGGTTGAGCACCTTTTACTTCTTTAGCGTTCGACATAGATCTTGCAAGAGCTTTTGTGTATCTTGAAGCTAGTCTATCGTAGAGGTTATCTTCGATAGCTTCTTCTGTGATAGCAAATGCTAATGCGATCGTTTCGTTTGTGTAACGTGCAGTGTAAGTTTCTTGAGCTTCATCGAATGCAACCCCTTGACCTTCACCTTTTATTTGCGCGTTAGCGAATCCAGATAACATAACTTCCTCTTCGAAAGCTCTGTCACTTGATTCTGATGTATAAATTTCAGCATGCTGATTTTCATACCTTTTGTACTCCAGGCCAAATAAAGCATTTAAACCTGGTTCTAGTTCTTTAACTAGCTGTGATCGTGATATTGCCATGATTTATATCCTTATATTCCTGTTGCTAACGATCCAACAACGTACTGAGATAGATTTACTTTTACTATCACTGAGCAGAACGCTACTGTTTCATCTTGGTTTTCTGGATCTTCAGCTACTCTGACTAATCTTAATTGTTTAGCCGTAGTTGCTGCAGAAGCGATATCTAGTGATATACTAGAAGCTCCCGATCCAGCTGTTGAAGAAGCACTTGTTGCATAAGTCAAACCTACTTTAGATTGTCTTAGTGCTACAGTTGTTCCCAACGTTGCATTCGTTGCCATTAGATATTCCTGAAAAGGATCATCGTTGACAAACGCTGTTATTGTTTCAGTATTACCGGGCGTCACCTGTGTATAAAAGTTTTGAAACGTTGGTTTCAAAGTTGTTGGTGCAGTATAAAATACTCCATTCAAAACTCCAACCATCGCTGTGCCAGCAATTGCAGATACTACGTATCCACCTACTGTCGCACTAACATTTATTCTCACTGGATCACCTTGGTACATAGCTGTCGCATATCCTGCCGCGATTTCGTATTTAGACTGTCCTTGAATAGAAGGTGTATTACCAACTCTCATTGACGGAATCATACCAAAACCGGCTGCGTTTCTATTTGCCATATTGTTTGTTCTCCATTGTGTTCACAACATCGTTGTGAACTATTGTTATTATTTAAATCGATGATAAATAAATTGCTTTATTTTTTTGTACCACCGAAGCTTACACGAGATTGTCGATCAACATTGATCGGCATACTCTTATGTTGTTCCCTAAGTAGATCGTTCTCAACTGCTTCGTCTTGACCTTCAGTAAGTTTTTTCTGATAGTCTTGTCTTTGCTTTGCGATTTCTTCGGGTATCCTTGCCAACAAAAGGCCGCCTACTCCAATGACCCCAGCGTATTTACCTTCAGCCACTATTGGATAATCTTGATCAGAATATTCATCAGCTCTCACTAATTCGTATCCTTCTCTTAATCGACCGTAAATATTTTTACCGTCGTTGAATCCCATTGATTCAGCTCTTATCCATCTGTGTCTAAAGCCATCTGGCGCTTTTGGTGCATCTAAAGATGACGGTGGCTTGTACGTTTTTGGTCTTTCAGTCTTTGACCTAGTAACAGCCGCACGAGAAGTCGTATTTTCTGTTTTTTTCATATGCTTATGCCTCCTTCGTGAGTTTTAATTGTTTCGCATATTCTTCGAGTGGCACTCCTAATTTTTTAGCTATTGCTACCTGAGAGGAAGTGAGTCTCACAGTTTTGCGTCCCGGTTTAACACTTCTTTGTGCTGAAGCGACCGACTGAACGGCTCTGGACGAATTACTAGTATTACCAAATTTCTGTGGAAAGTCAACTCTTATTCTTTTGTCAACTTCTACATAATATTCATCAGACTTAGGATCATACCCTTCTTTTTCTACTAAATCCTTGTGAATTTCAAAAGCAGTAAAAGTCATAGCTCTATCTTGTCCGAACCATGTATTTTCAGATGCCCATCCTTCCGCTTTAGGATCAGAGATTTCTTGTCTAGGTAGTTCTCTTGGTGTCTGTCGTGGTAAATTTCCACCGTCAGAAAGTTTGACAGGCTCACCCTGATCAAATGTTTCTGCTTGTTTACGTTGTTCCAATTTAGCATTTTCAAAAGCAAGAGTTGCTATTTTTTTATTAGCTTCTACTTGTTCTTGTGCGTTACCGGATTCGATCGCAGCAGCTAATGCTTGTTGTGCCGACTCCATTCCGATTTTGATATTGGACTCAAATCTTTTAGTATAATCTGTATCTAATTTTTTATATCTAGTTTGTTCTTGAGTTCTTTGAGCTTCTAAAGAGGCTGCATATTGTGTAGCGGCTTCTTCTCTACGTTCTGCTTCTCTCATTTTCTTTGTGAGTTTAGCAATACGAGATTGTACACCTTTACTATAGTCAGCTAATTTATCATCTTCTCTTACTGATTCTTCTTTTACTGATTCTTCTTTTACTGGTTCTTTTGTTTCTTCAGCTACAAGTTCTTCTATAACTGTTCCATCTGGTTTAACTTCTGGTAAATCTACTTCCGTATCTGGAGAAGATGTATCAATGTCAACCATAGGCTCTTTTTTCTTTTCTTCTATTTCTGGCATAGTTCCTTCCTATGTTAATATTTATGCAAGATATCCGTAGGATCCTTGACTGTTGCTAAGACTTCGTCTTCATTGAGGAGTCTTACTTCCCCACCATCTATCTCAATCCTTGAGCCAGCATATCGAGCAAAGACTACCCAATCTCCAACCTTGCACCAAGGACCTTTTGGATAACGATCTTTATCAGCATAACAACCATCTCCCATCGCCAAAACGTTTCCGCATTGAGATGCAACTTGTTGTCTATCTATTGTTTCGTTACCTAATAGAATTCCACCGTCAGTTTTTTCTTTCATTCTGAAAGGTAAAACTAACATTCTCCAACCGGTAGGTTGAGGAAGTTTTGTAGTTTCTTTTGTAATTTCTTTTATTGGTTCTTCTTTAGATTTTTTTACACCAACTAATTTTTTATTAGGTAGGTGTATTTTTGGTATTTCTGTCGATGTTGACGACAGTTCCGTTTGTGTTTTCATTTTCTTGCTCCTTCTCATTTAGCAGGTTAGAGATTTCCTGTCGCACTGATTCCAATGCATTAATTTGTCCTATTATATACTTATATGTTTCCATCTTGTCAACCCCACCGGATGTGACAGAAAGAGAAAGAGCTTCTATTCTTCTATCTAAAGCTCTATTTAATTTATATATTACTTGTTCTGCGTCTATCATTTAACATTTCCACCTTTTTCGTGCCTGACGGATACGAGAATTAGGATCGTTCTTTGTCTTAGCAGAAGAGTTTCTTAATTGTCCTGCACTTCTAGCGCAATACGATTTTCTCCTGTTAGCAGATTTTGATCCAGCTTTCACTTTTCCAGTCACAGCTGTTTTTAATTTAGATCCTGGGTTAGCAGCTCTATAAGCTTTAACGCCTTTTGTTGTCATACCTGCACCAGATTTAGTGGGCCGGTAATTAGCACCTGGACCTTTTGTTGTCTTTCTAATTGCCATTACGCTTTTTTCTTAACGGGCTTCTTAGCTGTCTTAGCTGCTGCTATAAAATTAGCTTTTGTTGGTCGACCCTTGTCTCCAGCTTTTGCCATTTTTTCTCCTGAACCAGCTTTGATTCTTTTTCTTTTAGCATCTATGTTTCCGTATAGACTATTTTTTGCCATGGTTATTTCTCCTTTTTGTTGTTAATGAATTCTTCCACACTCGGAACACATATGAGCTACATGTAAAGTATCACCTTTACATAAACAACGTTTCCCGAATATTTTATCAATAATCTTTTTAAAAAAATTTTTAATCATTAGGATTATAAACAACGCCTCTGTCTTGTGATGCCATAAAGTAATCACTAGTTAAAGTATTTGCTGCTGCTATAGTTGCAATTATATCCCAAGTCATTCCCATTCTTTGAGCTGCTATACCTGCTGCTGGGAGAGCATCATAAGTAACTGCTGTTCCTGATTGAGTTCCTGCTGTAAATTGAGAGCTAGGTGTTCCTCCAGTTCTAGAAAGAGTACGACAAGTAGCATAAAGCTGTCTGTTAATATAAAAATTAACAGAACTTGTTTTAGTATTATTATTACTTACTGCTGCTGGATTGTTAGTTAATTCAAATCCTAAAGTAACAAAAGTATTTGCTGCCATAGTGCCTAAAGCAACTAAGTTTGCGTCAGTAGGAGTAAGTTGTATTTCAGCACCATTAGGTGCTTTAACACAAACTGTTAATTGAAGTGCTCCTGCTAAACTTTTAAAACCAATTAAACTTGTAACTGCTGCACCAAAAGTACTACCTCTTGTTGCACCTTCTTCAGCCATTCCCCAAAAAGTATTTGGACCGCCTTGGAAAACGCCTCCTGCTACTGTAGTAAGTTTAGTTCTACATTCAAAGTATAATCTGTTTCCTGCTGTATTAGGAGTAGAGTAGTTCATGTTACTTTGAATTAAAGTTCCATCATTTTGTGCACCTGCTAATACAGAAGATGCTTCTCCGTTTAGACTTCCGTCATTTCCTAAAGTAGCTAATGTAGTAGGACAGTTAGTTGAGTTTATTAAGCTCCAAAAGTTTCCTGCTGCTCCTCCTATATTCAAAACATGATCTAAAAAATCATCCATATAATAAACTTGATCTGGCCAATTTCCAATATTTAAATTTTGAAGTGCTGGTGTTTGATTTGAAAATTGTACTGGACCTTTAAAGTGTGTGCCTGACATTATTGTTTACCCTTCATTTTTTTTATTGTATTTTTAAGTTTATCTAAAACTCTATCTGATTCTTTAAATGTTTGTTTTAAATTAAATTTAGCTGAGTCTAGTTTTGATTTAGCTGCACCTTGTTTAACTTGTTCGACTGTTTTACCACCTGTGTTTGAAAAGGGTTTTACACTTTTAATAGTTTTATTTCTTCCAAGCATTCCAAAACCTTTTTTAGCTATTCCAAATATACTTGCCATTATTTTTTCTTTTCTTCTTTAATTTTTTTACTTGGAAGTTTTTGATTAGCACTAGCCCCTACTACTGTTCCCAGTGCAGCTGCTTTCTTTTGTTTAGTCATAACTTCAATAGGAAAATCTACAAGTTTACCAAAAGGAACTTTTCTTAATGCTTTTCTTTCCTTAGATCCATGTTTAAGTAGACCTAAACCTTTTTTAGCTATTCCATATCCAGCCATATTAACCTCTTGATTCGTCTCTTCTATCTTTAAAACTTTGTTTTTTTGTAGACTCTTTTCCTCTTCTCATTCCTAAAGATTCATCTAGCTTGTCATTAGCAGTTTGTTTTTTAACAGACTTGCCTTTTGAAAATCTTGAAATGTAAGGTCTTGTTCCGTAATCGTTTCTCATAGTTTTCTCCTAGTTATTTTCCTTTTATCAGATGTGTTGCTTTAAGTCCATAGACAGATGCAATTACTCCAACAAAAATTGTTTGATACCATAAAGGTAAATTTCCAAAGTGCATAAAGAATAACTCCA